TTCATATTCTCCGAGCAATTCCTCTCGTCCCATACCAAAGTTTTCTTTGGCTTTTTCGAAATGCTCTTTGCTAAACAATTCGCCTTTTTTAGCCACGGGATTAACACCGCCAATCATTGCGGCCAGATCACGCATCATTGGATATTCTCGAACCGCAAACTTGCCGCCCTTCCAATCAGACAAGACAAGATCACCAGCTTCGAGATCAACCAGCAAAGCTTTATGGCTCACTGTTTTTAACAAGCTGGTCTTCCCTACCCCACTTTTCCCGAAGATAGCCATGCTGACGGGTTTCACCGCCTTCATCCTTTCTTCGAAACTTATAATTTTGTAACTCATTGATTAATTCTCCTTTTTAAAAGTTACTGTTTCAGTAATAAAAACGCCAAAAAAAATGGCGTTATGGTTGAGCGATTTTCAATTTCAACTCGAGCATTCTTGCGGCGCGAAGCGCCTTTATCATATCGGGCAAAGCTCTCGCGTCAGGCTCATCATCTCCTATAAAATTCTCAATAACCTTCAGAGCAATTGCCTTCTCCATTGCTTCATCTAAGTTGTGATCGATTTTGATAGCCTTCCATTGTGCGCCAGCCTCAACGCCCTTCGGCGTGTTCGTCACACATTTCATTACGACTGTATCTCCAACAACAAGCGGCGAACTTTCCTTCGCCAGCGGCGCTGGAATGAAGACCGAATTGCCATCCTCTAACGCGCCAAACATCGTCCCATTATTTGTTTTGTGGGTTACAACCACACTAAAATTTCTCCAAGGTAAATTCATACTAATGCTACTCCTATCATCCACATGACCCACGGCACTCCGAAGATCACCGTGATTAAAAATAAAACTTCTATTGCTCTCTCAATATGCCGCACGGCTTTTCTCCAAGGATTGAAGTCAAAAGTCATGGCAACCACCCGATAACAGGAGCTTTTGTTGACCCTGTTTCCCAAACAAACCAAGCAAGAGCCATCATACCGCCCCCAAATTGCTCAATGCCATTTTTCATAAGTGATTGTCGTCTGGAAAATACCCATATTCTTTGAGGTGGATACTCATGAAAGAATTTCTTTCGCTCTACTCCTTCCAAGAATGAAAGCTTTAAGAGTAAAGCTATTTTATAACGTGCTATTTTCTGCGAGTGTTCAGCTATATCCAGAGCCATTTTAAATGGTGGATTTGTGACTACATTATCTCTTTGCTCTCGCTCAAATAGAAAATCTCGTCTTGCTATTCCAAAGCCTCTGTCCACTAAATCTGAGCTTTCTACTTCATAACCTTTATCTATAAAAACTTTTGAAATGTGACCCATGCCACAGCAAGGCTCAAATATAGTTCCTTGGAATTGTTCACGTTTAAGAAGGTCTACTGTGCAAGAGCTAGGAGTTGCATAGAAATCATCTTTTTCTCGATCAGAACGAGTATTAAAGCCATTAAGTTTTTGCGCTGTTTCAATTGTCATCAAACATTCCCTCTGGTCTT